GGGGACGGCTATCAATTCAGGTCTTTCTTAGCCCTCGCCTGCCGTCGACCCTTTTCGAGCAGCCCGGCGATCCGGGCGGCGATCGCCACCTCGTCCTCGTCCTCGGCGGGATCGGACAATTCGAGGCCCATGGTTTCCTTCCAGCCACACTGCGTCTTGAGGTAGAAGAAGGCGGCGATCAGCTCGTCGCGGACGGTCGCCTTGTCATTGAGCCCGGCCGCGCAGCGCATGACGCGCCCCGCGATCTTGGCCTGCATATTGGCCTTCCCGGTTTCGAGCTCGACAACGAAATGGCGGGTGAGGGTATCGACCGAGATCGGCTCGCCGTTGACCCGGATCAGGAACGCCATTTGCTGGTGGCTGAGCGCCGCGGCGCTGAACAGCTCGACCATCTCCCGCATCTGCGGCGTGGCGACGAAATTGGGGATGCCCCGGCGCGACATGCTCCGGCTTTATCACGGCGCCTCGAGCGCCGCAACGCGGGCGCGCAGGAACTGGACTTCGGCCAGCAGCAGCGGAACCAAGGTCGAGGTGTCGAGCTGCTGGAAGATCGGGACGCCTTCCGCATCGACGGCGTCCTTTTCCCCGGTCACCGCATAGGGCGCTCCGGCCTCGGTGACCTCATGCGCGATGAGCATCGGCCGCGCCTCGGCCGAGCCGAGCATCCGGCCGCGAAACGGCCGGAGCGCGTCGACCACAGCGCCGACCTCCGCCCCGCTGAGCGCACCGAGGTCTTCCTTCGAGCGGTAGTCGGACGAGGTGTTATAGGCGACGAGGCCGGCGCCCCGGTTGTAGGAGATCGTACCCCGGCCCTGCCCATTATCGGTGTAGAACTTGAGCAGGACGTTATCGCCGGTCGTCGCGCTGTTCCAGATCCCCGCGACTTCGGTCGCGGAAGTGCTGGTCTTGAGCCCCGCCGCGAGCCCGGTGCCGCCGTCCACGCCGAGCTTGGAGTTCAGCACAAGAGGATCAGAGGTGCAATTGACATAGCAGGCCGTGGCCGAAACCGGCACCGCCCAGGCCATGCTGGAAGTCTTGAGCGTCCCCACCACGGTGCGGGAGAAGGCGGCCGGGGCCGTGACCTCGAAGGTGAGATATGTTCCCTCGCCGGCCAGCGTCCCCCAATTCTCCTGCGAATAAGCCTGGATCGCGGCCGAGTTCTGGATGGCGCTCGAGCTGTCCAGCGCTCCGAAGAACACCATGGCCACGCGCTGGTCGGCGGCCGTAGGCTTCGCCGCGCGCAAGCGAATGCCGCTGCCGGCCGACGCGCCAGGAGTCGTCGTGTCGACGATCTCGATCCCCGGCGCGGCGGCCCACGCGGCCGTGGTCGTGATAGTGCTGGTTGCCGACAGCGCGGCGACGGTCGCCGTCCCGGTGAAGGTCGGGCTGGCCGAGAAGACGAGGCTCCCCGTTCCGGTTTCATCGGTGATCGCGGCGAGCAGGTTCGCCGAGGAAGGCGTGGCCAGGAAGGTTCCAACGCCGGTCCCGAGGCCAGTGATCGAGCCGACAGCCGGGGTGACCGTCACCTCGGAAACGGCGGTCACCAGCCCCTTAGCGTTGACGGTGACCTGCGCGACCTTGGTCGCCGTCCCGAACGTGCCGACATTCGAGTTAACGGTCGCCAGCGTTCCCGCAGCGGTGACATTGCCCGAGCCGTCGAAGGACGGCGACGTCCAAGTGAGGTCCCCGGTGATCGCGAGGGTGCGCCCGGTCGCCAGCTTCGTCGTCGTCGCCGAGTTGCCGGTCGTGTTGCCGGCAGAGGTGATGTTGGTCCCGACCACCGGCACGGTCATGGTCAGCGCAGCCGAGGTGAGCTGGCCGACCTCGGTCGTCGCGAAAGCGCCGGCCGCGGTCACCTCGAAAGCGAGATAGGTTCCTTCCCCGGCGAGCGTTCCCCAATTCTCGCTGGACCGGGCGACGATGCGCGCGCTGATCTGCTCGACGGCCGCACTGTCGAAGGCCGAGAAGACGAGCGCGCCGATGCGCTGGTTCACCGCCGTAGGCTTGGGGGAGTTGAGGATCAGTTTGCCGCCGGTGACGTTGCCGGTCGCGGGGGCCTGAGTATCCCGCACCTGCAGCGCCATGGTCGACATGTCGCCGCTCACCGTTACCGTTCCCGAGGCGGTTATCGAGGTCGGCGTGATCGCGCCGAGCGTGAAGGTGAAGGCAGGGGCGAAGGCGGTGCCGGTGTTCGTTGCCGAAACGCCGTTGGCGGTGTTGACGGTGACGCTGGTGACCGCCGCGATCGTCACCTCCGTGACGGCCGTCACGCGGCCCTTTCCGTCTACCGTCATTTGAGCAACCTTCGTCGCGGTGCCGAAGGTTCCCACGTTCGCATTGACCGTCGCCAGCGTCACGGCGAGCGAGCCACCAGGGGTGGTCGCATCGCCGGTCAGCGCCGGCATGTTCGCGGCCGGCACCGTTCCCAGCGCCGTCCAAGCGTCGGTCGCATTGGCGCGGGCGACGAGATCCCGGCCGAACGCGCTGATCACGCCGACCGCCGCCGTGTCCGAGCCGGCCCCATAGATGTAGCTGTTCGCCCCGAAAGTCAGCCCGGCGATGGACTGGAGCAGGGCATCATAGGCTTGCACGTTGACGCCGATCTCGAGCCCAAGATTGACCCGCGCCGTGGCCGCGTTCGTCAGGTCCGAAAGGTTGCTGGCCTTCGCCAGCTTGGTCGCGATCGAGGCCGCGACCGTGACCGCGAAATTCGGATCATCCCCGATCGCATCGGCCAGCTCCTTGAGCGTGTCGAGCGTCGACGGGGAAGCGTTGATCAGGTCGGTGACCAGGGCATGGACGAAGGCGGTCGTCGCAATCTGCGTGTTGCTGGTCGCGTTGGCGGCAGTCGGGGCCGTTGGAGTCCCGGTGAGCGCGGGCGAGGTGACCAGGGCGACGGTCAAGGCATTGCCCGCGTCATTGTAGCTGAGCGAGACGTTCGAGCCCGCCGTCAGCAGCGAGGCCACCCGGTCGTCGGTCGCCTCGGCGAAGTCGGTCACCTGGGAAGCGAGAATCGCGATCGGGGTTTCGGCGACGGCGGTCACAAGGCCCTTGCCGTTCACCGTCACCGTCACCGCTTTGTCGGCCGCGCCGAACGCCCCCACGTTGAGGTTGACCGTCGCGAGAGTGAGCAGGACGCCGCCAGCAACGCTCGACACATCGCCCCCGAAGGCCGGCATCCTCGCGGCCGGGAGCGTGCCCGTGACGGCGATAGTCGCCGCCCCGGTCCCGTCGTCGTAGCTGACGGTGATGTTCGCCCCGCTGACCAGCATCGCGCCAACCAGGTCCTGCACCGCCTCGGGGAAGTCGGCGATCGTTGAGGCGAGCTGCTGGCCGGTGTGGTTCGGCCGATCGAGGTAGAAGTCGCCGGCGTGACTGTTGAGCGTGGCCGCATCGCCGCCGCTGGGAGCGCCGTTGCGGTCATAGGGCATCCGTTGCTCGAGTTTGACCGGACGGCCGACCGAACGATCGCGCGGGAGAGTCCGCCGCTCGGCGACCCGCGCGGTCACAGCCGGGCCCTATAGCAGAGCCAGCCGAACGCGCCGGCATAGACCAGCGCGGCGACGGGGAACGCTTCGAGCCAGCCGATCCGGGCGAGCCCCTGCGCCAGCGCCCAGCCGCCCAGGATGAACACAGCGACCAGGGCGACGGCGAAGAACACCGCAGCCAGGCCATAGAGGATGCGCGCGGACCGGGTAACCTGCGGACGCGGCATCGGCTCCATGGGAAGGATGCGCGAAGGCGGGCGGCGGTGACGCCGTACCGGCCGGCGCGGGGCAGGGAAGGACGCGGAAGAGGTCACCGAGCAGCACAGCGCCGACGCTCGCGACAAGCAGGCGTCGGGTTGCTCTCGCTGATCCCCTCCTCGCCGGGACGCGGTGCGGTGCCGATCAGACCTTCTCGCCGGTCGGCGGTTTCCTGCGCGCACAACGAGCGACGATTGCGGGCCAAGCCGATGCGCTCGATCCGCGCCAGCTCTCGGTCGCTGACCCCGTGGCGCAGGGCTCGGCGCACCATCGGGCAGAGGTCGGCCCGCCATTCGCAATAGGCCCGCGCCATGCAGGCGTTGGGCCGATCCCGTTCGAGACAGACGTCCGCCCAATAGGCGTTCGTCGGCTGGGCGACGATTAGGGCGAGAGCAAGCGCGATCATGACGGGCCTCCGGGCGTTGGCGACCGACCCTCGGCCACCTCATCGAACGTGCGGCCCGCGAAGGCGTCGACACCGTCGCCTCGCGGGGCCAGGACCGCGGCGAGCCCGGTGAACGCTTGCCACCGCTTCACCGCGACATCGACATACGCCGGATCGATCTCGAGCGCTAGGACCCGGCGATCGGTCATCTCGCCCGCGATGATGGTGGTGCCCGAGCCGAGGAATGGATCGTACACCGATTGACCAGGGCCCGAATTGTTGAGGATCGGCCGCTTCATGCACTCGACCGGCTTTTGCGTCCCGTGCCCAGTGTCGGATTTGAGGTGATCGATGTTCCAGACGGTCGTCTGCTTGCGGCCACCGCGCCAAGAGGCGGGCTCGCCCTTCCGCACTGCATAGGTAGCAACATCGTGTTCCTGTTCAAAGCGGTCATCGGGGCCTGCCGACTGCCAGCCATCGTCTTGAGCTTCCTCGGCGACCACATAGAGACAAGCCTCATGCTTCCAATGATAGTGCCCCCGCCCAAGCGCCATGCGACCCTTGACCCAAATGATCTGAGCTCGAGGGATCAGGCGGCAGGCTTTCAGAGAAGCGGCCACCTCATGTAGCCCGCCGTTCCAGACATAGGCGACCGCGCCAGGGAACAGCGCCCAGGCTTCTCGCCAATCGGCCTGATGGTCATTCTGAACCCTCCCCGTTGCGCGGGTCTCGGTCGATTTGATCACCTTCCCCGAGCCCTTGTGCCGAGTGACACCGGCCCGGTCCTTCCCGGTCTCGTTGCGCCAGGCCGGATCATAGTCGACGCCATAGGGCGGATCGGTGACCATGAGGTTCGGCACCTCGCCGTCGAGGACCCGCTCGACATCGCGCCCCACCGTTGCCGAGCCACAGAGCAGCCGGTGCTTGCCGAGAATCCACAGGTCGCCGGCAACCGAGACAGGATGCTCGGGCAGCGGCGGCGCGTCGTCCGGATCGGTGCGCCCATCGTTCCCCTTCGCGAGCAGGTCGGCGAGGTCGTCGATGTTGAAGCCGAGAACGCCCAGGTCGAACGAAGCGGCCTCGAGCCCGAGCAGCTCGTTCTTGAGGATGCCGATGTCCCAGCCGGCATTGAGCGCGAGTTGATTGTCGGCGACGATGTACGCCCGGCGCTCCTCGGCGGTGAGGCCGGAGAGGTCCAGCGTCGGCACCATGTCCCGAGGAAGCGCCTCGCGCTTCCCGGGGCCATAGACCGTCTCGCCGGCCTTCCACATGCCCTCCATGGCGAGGACGCGGCCGTGGCCGACCATGATGCCGTCTGCGTCGACGCCGATCGGAGTGTTCACGCCGAACTTGCGGAACGACGCCTGGATCTGCGCGATCTGCTCAGCCGAGTGGGTCCGGGCGTTGTTGGCATAGGCGACG